CAACAGCTCAAGGCCAACTTTGGTAGCTTGCGGTTAAAGAGTAGCCAAGGCGATGTAGCGCGGTTTGCAACCGACATCTTTAAGCTAAAGGCGCAGGTCATTTGCAAGTTTTACCCGCCCGAGCTGATTGTGGAGATGTCAGGTGTGATGAACACGCCGGACGGTCAAGACCCGCAAAGATTACAGGCAGCGTTGCAAATGTTGTCCGACAGCACCATCCGCGACTTCCATATTGCGGTCGAGGCTGACAGCCTAGCGCAGATTGATGAGCAAGCTGAGAAGCAAGGCGCACAAGAGGCCATCCAAGCCATTGGTGCATTCTTGCGTGAGGCAATCCCCATGATTGCTCAAGCGCCCGAAACCTTGCCTATGGCCTCTGAGATGCTTTTATTCTTGGTGCGCCGATTTAGAGCCGGTCGAGGATTGGAGAGCGCGGTTGAAAGGGCAATGAAAGCCCTGCAAGACAAAGCGGATCAGGCTAAACAGCAACCGGCTGGCCCACCGCCAGAGATGATGCAAATGCAAGCCGAGCAGCAGGCAGAGCAGATGCGGATGCAGGCACAGGCGCAGACCGAGCAAATGAAGATGCAAGCACAGGCTCAAATTGAGCAGGGCAAGGCGCAGCTTGAGATGCAAATGCACCAGGCTAAGACTCAGGCAGAGATGCAATTAGCGCAGATGAAAGCCGAGTTTGAGGTTGCAAGGCAAAATAATGAGATGCAAATTAAAGCCAGAGAAATGGCAGGGAGAGAAGAATATGACCGATGGAAAGCAGAACTTGATGCAGCGACTAAAGTCTTGGTGGCACAAATTGGCGCAAAAGCTGGGCTTGACCAAGCCGCAATGAGCGCACAGATGGCGGCATCCGAGGAGCTTGACGCAACTTTGGGTGACGGCATGAGCGAGGCAATTAACCGTTTAGCTGATATGCACGGTCAAACCCTTGGACAGATTACCGGCGTAATGCAGGCGATCAGCGCACCCAAGCGCATTATTCGTGGGCCTGATGGTCGGGCGGCGGGTGTAGAGATTGTTTCATGAGCTTTGTCATAGCTGACAGGGTACAGGAGACCACGACCACTGTTGGAACTGGGACGCTGGCGCTTGATGGTGCGGTAGAGGGTTTTCAGAGCTTTACCGCTGTTGGTAATGGGAACACCACCTACTACACCATCCAAGGCACGACCCAGTGGGAAGTGGGGATTGGCACATACTCAGCCAACACGCTGACCAGAGACACGGTGATCAGCTCATCTTTGGGCGGTGCAAAACTATTTTTGACGGCTGGCACAAAGCAAGTATTTGTCACCTTGCCTGCTGAAAAGACGGTCATTGTGCCAACTTCATCGACAAATCATGCGGTGGTCAGGTATGACGGCACAACCGGCACGGTAATTCAAAACAGTGTCACAACTATTGATGACACTGGCAATGCAAGTGGCATTTTGTCGCAACAATTTAGCAACGGTTCTGTGGTAACTTTAACCGCAGGAAAAATTTGGTACAACGGATCAAATGGTAGTTGGAATCTTGGAATGGGTGGCGGCAACATTACCCAGCAAGTGGGCGAAGAACTGTTTATTTATGGCAAAGCGTCTGCGGCTATTACAGATTCCCCGCTACAAATTATTTACCATACCGGCACGGTAGGAGCTAGCGGGGTTGTTACATTTGCGCCAGCAATTGCAGGAATCACAAACTCAAACGACATCATTGGCGTAGCTACTGAAAATTTAGCTCATAATGATTTTGGGCGAATTACAACGTATGGCGTAGTGCGGGGCATCACAACCAATGGCACTGCGTTTGGCGAAACTTGGGCTGACGATGATGTAATTTGGTACAACCCATTAACCGGTAAACCTACCAAAGTTGAGCCAGTTGCGCCTAATATCAAAATGCAAATTGGCATTGTCATTACGGCGGGGTCAGGCGGTTCTGGTTCGTTCCAAGTTGGCCTTGCTCGCGGCTCAACGCTTGGCGGTACAGATTCCAACGTTCAATTTGGGACTTTGGCTAACAACAATTTAATTGCGTATGACAGCACGGCGGGCTATTGGAAAAATGTCACATCATCTGCTTTAGGTCTTGCCGCAAGCGGCGCAAACACCGATATAACGTCAGTGGCATTGACCACCGGCACAATCAGCACAGCGCCAGCCGCCGCCACAGACATTGTGAACAAGACCTATGCGGATGGATTAGCGGCTAAGTGGGGCGCATAAGTGTTTGGCTACGCCTCGTTTGCCGAGCTACCGTTTGCCACAATCGGCGCAGCGGTAATACCGCCAATCCCTACCGAGCTTTTGCTTGGCGGTCACTTTGGCTTTGATGAGCGCGACAAGGCTTGGGAGCAGGACAAGAAACAACAGGCCAAGCGCAGGGAAAGAATCAAGACCGCATTGTTTGGCTTGCCGCCTGACCAGCGTGAAAAGATTGCACCCACCGAAACAATAAATATTGCGGCACAAACAGTAATCACTTATGATGCGGTCATGGTTCAGATTGAAACGCTAAAAAAGCGGATTGAATTTGAGCAAGACGAAGAAGATTTAGAAACACTTTTGGAGTTCCTTTGAAAACAACTTGGGTTTTTCCATCTGACGGCAGCGAGCCTTATGAAAAGACCAGTGGACGGTCTGGTGACTACACCACAGTGATGGGCGATATAGCGCCGTTTATGTCGCCAGATGGCAAGATGATTGAGGGTAGAAAGCAGTGGCGCGACCACCTTAAGCGCACCGATTCAATCGAGATGGGGCATTCGGATGTTAAGTATGCTCAAGCCGAATGGAACAAGAAAAAAGAAGTCCACCGAGACAGGCTGCGCGGACAGTTGGCGACCGTGCAAGAGTTCGACCGACCAGGCGCACCGATAGCACCTGTTAAGATGTCTAACTTAAATGTAGAGATGGCAAACCGCCTACACAACCGTCCCATGCCTGAGCGCAAGGAGATGATCAAAATGACTTTGGAACAAATGAAAAGGATGAAGTGATGGAAAACGAAGTTGTCGCACCCGACACGATAGACACACCAGCACCAGAAACCCCAGCGGTCGAAGCGCCCCAAACAGCGCCAGCAGAGCCGCAAAGCAGAGCCGATACGATTCGTGAGGCACTGACTAAGACACCGACAAACCGTGGCAAACACGCGGCTACACAGCCCCGCGAGGGGGGCAAGTTTGCACCCAAGTTCCCGACCGACCAGACCCAAGCACCGCAAATGGCTGACAAGCCACGCACCGAGATGCCGAAAAGCCTGCGGTTGGAGCTGAAAGACCATTGGGAAAAAGCCCCGCCAGAACTCCAGCAAGCCTTTGCCCAGCGGGATGCCGACTACGAAAAGGGCATCAGTCAGTACAAACAAAGGGACGCAGAGGCTCGGGCAATCACCGAGCAATTTGCACCGTATGAGTGGATGTTGAGAAACGAAAATACCACAGCAAGTCAAGCAATTGGGCCATTACTCCAAACGGCGGCATTGCTAAGAACTGGTACACCACATCAAAAATCCCAAGCGGTTGCCCAGTTAATTCAGCAATTTCAGATTCCCTTAGAGCAAGTGGCTGCTTACTTTGGCGGCGAAGCCCCACCACAGCAAGATTCACACTACAATCAACTGGCGCAACAAGTACAGCAGCTCACGCAACACATCACGCAGAGCCAGTACGAAGCGCAGAAACAGAATGAAAACCGAGCACTCTCGGTAATCCAGCAGTTTGCAGGCGACCCCGCAAACGCACACTTTGAGGCAGTCCAAGACCGGATGCTGTCGCTTCTCCAAGCGCCGCAGGTACTAGGGGACATCAGTCATATGTCAGAACGCGAGAAATTGCAAGTGGCATACGACACCGCCGTAAGACTTGATCCACAGTTGGCACAAAGTTTATTTGCTCAACAGCAACAAAGCTACGCCGCACAGAATCAGGTACAGAAAGCAAAACAAGCGGCTGTACAGGTTAGGGGAGCGCCAGGCGCTGCCATCTCAGGTGCAGTCAATCAAATGGATCGCCGAGCCGTCATTGCCAATGCGCTGCGGCAGGTGAATTAAAAAGGAGTAAATCATGGCATACGCCAATAGTAATTACTCAGACGTTTTAGCAACCACCATTGAATCTCGTTCCGGCATCGTTGCCGATAACGTGACCAAAAACAATGCGTTGTTGACTCGCCTGCGTGAGAAAGGCCGTTACAAGCCGTTCACAGGTGGTTCGACCATTCTGCAAGAATTGTCATTCCAAGCAAACTCGACCGCGATGTACTACTCAGGCGCTGAAGTTTTAGACATCAGCCCTGCGGACGTAATCTCTGCGGCTCAGTTCCCCATCAAGCAGGCCGCTGTCGCAGTGACCATCAATGGCTTGGAAATGCTTCAAAACAGCGGCGAAGAGCAGATCATTGATTTGTTTGACGCACGTTTGGACGTTGCCGAGGCATCGATTGAGAACTTGATCAGCACTGGTATTTACTCGGACGGTACAGCTAACAACGGCAAGCAGATCACTGGTCTGCAAGCTATGGTGGTTGCATCTCCAAGCACCGGCGTGGTTGGCGGCATCGACCGTTCAACATGGTCATTCTGGCGCAATCAGACGTTTGACTTCTCTACTGACTTGGGCGCATCAGCATCCAGCTCAAACATCCAGACCGGCTTTAACCGCCTGTATGCAAAGACAAGTCGCGGCTCTGACGTGGTTGATTTGATCCTGTTGGACAACAATTTGTGGGGCTTCTTCATGTCGTCTCTGCAAAACATTCAGCGTTTCCCAGGATCAAGCAAAATGGCTGAATTAGGCTTTGTTGCAAGCAAGTACATGAATGCAGACGTTGTTCTTGACGGTGGTATCG